AAATAAAGCTGGTAGTGGAGAAATAAAAAATCTTACTGACTTATGTTATAATGTTCTTGAACCTTGTAGAGCAAAGTTCGACAAACCAATTCGTATTAGTTCTGGCTATCGTAGTGAAGAATTATGTGTGGCTATAGGTTCAAAAAAAACTAGTCAACATGCTCTGGGGATGGCGGTTGATATGGAGATACCATCAGAAAGTAATTTAAAGGTTGCTCTTTGGCTTCAAAATAACGTGGACTTTGATCAGCTCATTCTCGAATATTATACAGGAGAGGCTAACTCAGGGTGGATCCATGTATCTTTTAATGAGGGTAACAATAGAAAACAAGTATTAACATTTGACGGCAAATCATATACAAACGGATTACCAGATGCTAAATGGTCTGGTGGTAAATTACAAAACTAAGGAGAACAATATGCCATATCATACAGGAAAACATTCTAAAGGAATGAAGAAAAACAAAAAAAAGAAAAACAAAATGGGTAAAAGGAAAAGAAAATAATGGTTAAAGTAGCATCTATAAAAAACATAATAAAAGATTTAAAACCTAATCAACAAAAAACTATGAAAAAACACGCAAGACATCATA